GAAGAGGAGACTGATCAGGTCTTAAAAACGGCCATGTTGGCTCAGGCAAACTTAATTTCTAATTGTTTAGCCTTTGAAGCCATAAAAATGGCGACGCGGAATAAATCCGCCTCAGTGGGTAGGTTGGGTGAGTTGGGGGTTCTTTTTGAACAATGAAGGGGTGCAACCAGGTCGAGGATTCCTGGTTGTCACGACGTCCTCAATGGAAATTTGACGAGCCTGCAGCGAGATACCATAGCATTGCTTTCTTTAGGAAGCAAGGTTTGTGGTCATCAGGCTTGCGAAATTCCAATGATGCGTTTTCCTTCTTACGGTGGCCCTATAGCTGCCGTCCCACCCCCAATATACCGTGATGGTTTTAATCCTCTGTGGTCATCGTGTCGTTTTTGCAAAAAAACGAGGCCACTAGAGTATTATTATGGGGCTTGTTTGGTTTGTTGCAAGAAGCACAACCTCAATATCCCCATGAAAAAAGGTTGTTCTGTAACCGTGAGCAAAAACCCTAAGGCCAAGTTTTCTGAATCGCCTGGGTTAGCTACAATGGGGCCTGTTGCCCCTTCACGACCATACATCACAACCCAACCATCACAAAACTCAGTCCTTTTGGCATTGTATAGGAAAGTTAATCAACTGACCTATGTTCCGGAGCGGGGAATTTGGGATGAAGTACAACGCAGTGTTAACGCATCACTGGCGACGACTAATCCCACCCTCCCTCGTGACCTCCAGCCAAAAGAGTTTGAGGCCTGGCTACGTGATGCGACTATGAGTACTGGCAATAAGGCCAAAATTCGCATCGCGGCCGGGAGAATGAGGTGTGATCCAAATTCAAAGAAATGGATCAGTCGTGCATGTCGCATATCTTTATTCCCCAAACGCGACAAGTACGACAAATATGGACACTTTGAAGTCGATAAAGCCTTCTTTAATCGACCAATCAGTGCTTTCTCACCTGAAGCTAATGTTGCTACTGGACCTTCTGTCGCTAGCATACAACATTACCTCCATAAGGAGTGGGATGACTGGTTGTTTTTTGCGGCTGGCAAAAATGGTGAGGATTTGGCGAGGTGGTTCAATGCGTGTGACCACTCGTGGCAAATTATCGAGGATGACTTTGGTCAATTCGATGCCTCTCAATCTTTACCAGTCCAAAAATTTTTAGTGTGGTTTTATGAGAAGACCGGGATTTTTAAGAATGATTCCCGTTTTAAGAAATACAAGTGCGCCCAGTCGTATAAAACGAATGGAGGAACCTCCTTTGGAGTTAAATTCAAAGTTGTAGGAACCATGAAATCGGGCGCATCCGACACTTGCTTGGGAAATACATTAGTTAATGTGTTTGCCCACCTTTATTGCCTGGCTAAGATCAATAACACCACCATAGCGTCTTTAAAATCTAAAGTGCGCATGGCGGCGTTAGGAGATGATAACTTGGCATTTGTTCATCCTAGTCTTACTACTAAGGGCTTGGAAGAACAAATGATCAAGTTGGGGTTCTTAGCCAAGACACTAAGGAAGAAGCGAGTGGAGGATATTGTATTCTTAAATCAACGGCCTTATCGCGTGGGAGAAGAGTATGTCTGGGCGCCATTAATTGGACGCCTTATTTCTCGTCTCTTTTGGACTACCAAATCCCCGCGCGACCCGTTGGTCTATACTTCTGAGATAGTTAGGGCTTTTATGACGACTGCTAACCATGTTCCGATCTTGAATGATTTCTTGATGAGGATCTGGTATTTGACTTCCCCTGAAGTTATTGGGGTCAATAAGCATCGTCGTGGTTTCAATCTTACAGATGAGATGTATCTCAAGATTGTGAACCAGAGCCCTTCCATGGAGTCACAGGAAACCCGAGATATGGTCATGAGCATTTATGGATTGTCTTCACTAGACTTTGATCAGTTAAGACATTATATCCAGACTTTGCCTTCATTGACGACAACTTTAAGTCATCCATTATTGGATAGACTCTTTGATGTCGATCTCGGTTGATCCACTTGGTAGAAAATTCCCGGTTGTCCTCCGGAAAGTTCACCAAGGGATTAGCAACTCGAAAAGAGGGACGTGGGTACTAGCCGTACACCCACAGGCTTTGTAGGCAGCATCGTGATTTTT